AGACCGTTGATTCATATCGGACATATTTGTATTTAGCATTACTATGTATCACATGTTATCAATTGTTCGTCCATAAGTAAACATCCACAGATTATCTCATGTGGTGTCACTCTGTGTGTTTCAAGTTTATAGAAAATATAAAAATACCTATGGATCATAATAAAATATTTATTTTTAAAATAATCAGATACTACATTGATAGATATGACTCAAAAATGATTTACTGGAAAGAATAGTAAATCACTTTTGAATTTTTTTACCAATGTTGTATTTCTGAACACCCTCTTAATTTCTGGTTCTTATCTTATACACCGTATATGTTTACTGAGATATATAATTCGTGACAAAAAGAAGAGATGATAGGTATCCTACATACATTGTTAAGTCGGTCCCAAAAATTGATTCTTTTCCCTTGGGTTCCCGCCTAAAATGAGATCCTCTAAGTACACAAAGTAAATAAATTATGTGAATATAGTTTGATTATTCACTCACATATTCGTGATCATCATCATTATCATCAATATTCACATCTGCATCCGAATCCGAATCTGAATCCGAATCTGAATCTGAATCATTGTGTGCGTGTTTTTTAGATACAGTTTTAGTTTTAGTTTTAGTTTCAGTTTGACCAATTGAAGTGAATTTGGAAGTAGTTTTATTAATATTATATGAAATAGGAGCTATTTCTTTCTGAGTCATGTTACCGAATAATCGAGTCATTTGTGTTTTCTGTCTGGATGTATATAACTTCTTATATTTATCAGATAATTTGTCAACTTTAATTAGTTTTTCTATGTCTTGAATTGTTAAATTATAAATTTTTAAGTATCCTATGCCTACCTGAATATTTCCTTTGGGATCCAAAAGATTGTACAGTATTATTTGACTCAATAGTTGAATTTCATCAACAGTGTAACTTCTCCCACTATTCAACATGGATGCTAGGAGATTAATATTTTTGATGTTGGCACGTTGTAGTGAGAAACGTCCTAATGTTGTGGTCCATTTTGCCCCAATATGACCTAATTTTGGGTAAATATTTGAATAATAACTGGGAATGTAACAGGCACATAAACCATGAATCAGTTGTAAGTACCAACTTTGTGTATTATACATTGATTTTTCAATTAAATCACTATTGATAATTGAGTCAATACAACTAGAACAATTCACCATTTTATGTTTAACTGTCGTATTTTGTGAATTGACGACAGTGATATAGTTTTCATGTATCATCATTGGTAATAGACTTTTGTCAGTATCATATAATTTTAAAATCTCTTCAAGTGTTGTTTGTCGTTGGAATATTTTGTTTGTCACATCGAATGAATTAAGATCCAATGTTTTCTTAATAATGATATCGTAATATTCATAGATGTCATTAACATCTACTGTTTTATTCTTGATATTTGAGAAATTTTGTAGTAAAAACATTAGGCGTCGAAAATCACCTTGCGCCAATTCTGCCACTAATTTTTTGGCTGCGTCAGTTAAGCACATACTCTCATTCTTAACAATATTATCAATAACTTGACACAGGTCATTGATGGTAGGCTTCTCGAACTTAATCTCCAAACAATCTTTTTTTAGATCATTAATCTTCTTATCATAATTATTGTTACAAATACAGATAATTGGCGGAATCCAACGATCACCAATTTTTTGTTTTTCAACTTTCTTTACACAACGCTTTCCTCTATTTGGATTGATTGTTTTGATTAACTGTGTCATACCCCCCTTATCACCAGATGACATACCATCAACTTCATCCATAATGATACCGAATGGTTTAAAATTGTCACGAAAATGTTTGTCGACTTGTTCCATTGTCACCAATTTGTTTAAATTTTCTTCAACTAGTTTCTTACTCCGAACATCAGATGCGTTATATTCTTTGACATCATACCCAAATTCACGCAAGATAACATGTGCAACAGTTGTCTTTGATGTCCCAGGACACCCAGAAAATAACAAGGCTTTCTTGATGCTGGTGTCTCGCTGTTTAAATGATGTGAACCATTCTCGTATGCGGGCAATTTGCTCGCGATTTCCAATTAAAGTATTAAGTGTTTTTGGACGATATTTTTCCGCCCATAAATTGCACTCTTGAGATGGGTATGTTTCTTCAAATTGGGGAGTGATCTCCTTGGGACGTAGTTTTATTTTGGGAAAATTACCGACCGATACAGGTTCATTTATGTCTTTAAAAATAATCTTCACTTTTTTGATATCTTGTTGGACGGGATCTTTTTCTGGAGGTTCTATGCGTAAATCACCTTTTATTTTCAATTGGAGTTTTTCATTTAATGTTCTTTGATTGGCAATCTCTTTTGCTTTCATAAACAGAGTGTTACATGACATTTCGTCGACAATGGGTTGTGTTTTTTCTGCCTTTTCCGGAACACTATGTAATGCAACTAATTTTTTGGTTAGTGAGAATTTACTCATAATAATATATAATTATATTATTGTGTATGTATTGAATAATTTCAGTTCAAATTTTACGATATTCATATTAATTTCTCTGGTCTATTATAATTATTAAATGTTCGTGGATATGGTTTGAAATCAATTTGAAAAAAGTTAACGGGCACTTCTTTTTAGTGCAGGAACATACTGCATTTTTGTGTTGACCTGATATTGAACTTCATAACTGATGCTGTGATAATATTTTTGTAATTCATCTATTTCTTGCGGCAATAGTTTGGCGATTTCTTTGTTATATTTATTTTTGCCCCAGTAATTAACATACGCCCAAGTAATTCAGACAATGTACGTTCATTGATTGTATCCAAGAATTCCATAGAAAATGTAAAAGGATCTCTCGGTGGACATCCAAATAATTTTTCGACGAAATCGTTCCAGTCAAAATCCGTATAATGAGTTCCTGTGTTTTTGACACATTACCGTCATACACACAATCCATTATTGATAATTATTAAATTGGTTAAAATATTATGTAGTTTTCGGTTGTGCAAATTAAAATATTATGTATATGTACATCATGAATTTCGAACAGGTCATTTTTATTGGTATATGTCTGTTAATTGTCCTATTTTCAGCTCATATGAAGAGTGTTCAAAAACAAGTTATAGAAGGGCTGTCAACACAGGTATTAGCACAGAGATCAAATCAAATATATCCATCACCAATAAATGTTCAACTGCAATCAGTCGGTATTCCAATGAAAAATACAATATCAAAGCAACCACAACAATCGCAACCACAGCAATCACAACAACGACAACGACAATCACAACAACGACAACGACGATCACAACAACGCCAACGACAATCACAACAACGACAACGACAACGACAATCACAACCACAGCCCAAACCTAAACAGATAACACATGCGTCTTCTACTTTACCGGACAAATCATCGGAAACTTTCACATTCTTCGGTGGATTTTTACGATGGATGGTAATAAAACTGGTTTGCAATGTACGTGTCATCCAATGTCACAAACGACATAATATTTATACATATGATGATTTATCATTGACACCACGCCTACTTGAGAAATCACCCCCCATGACTCTATCAATATGATGTGTAATTTCCAGTGTAAACGAATGATCGATCCCATTGAAATTGAATGGCATTCCAACTTCATCATAAAATCTCACGTCTACTTGGCTTAATTCTGATAATGGTGAATCAATAAAAACATGTACATCTTGATTAAAAGTATCAATTGCGAACGATCCGTTTGGGGTGTCCCCAATTGTAAAACGGCAAAAATATTTAGTTTTTGTGAATGTATCATAAATTGTTTCATAATTATTGAGTTGTAACCATACAACATTTGATTTTCTCAAAACTAATGCACGATATGGTTTCTTAATCGTTGTTGATCCAACAGTGATACCGACCAAATTACTGAATATATTTGTGTATGTCAGGACAGCAGAGTCGCGAAACCCCAACATATAGTGTAAATTTCTCCAATATAAATTAGATGTGGCATTAAAATTCCACATGAATACATATGGGTCCAATGTAGTTATCTCAAATGTACCTGTATTCTCGTTTGCAGATATGTGAAAAATATCCACCAACTTAACTTCACCAAATAATATATTGTTAACGGTTAGTTCAATTTGTTCGACTAATTGGGAGAGAGTATAATTTCCGATTGGTAAATACACATCCCAAGACGCCGTTGTCGTTTTATCAACAGTATGATAAATAGCTTGATTTGTATTTTTGTTAAATAATTGGAATGTGATGTGGTAATTATTTATGTTAATCAATGTATCAGTGTTTGGTATCTCACTCGAAATAAGTCTAATTGCTTTCACATTTTTATACGTTGACCCCAATTCTAATGCATAACAATTGGCATATGGATATACGGTTGGATCCGTTCTCACAAAGGTTACATCAGTGCACCCTATGACTGGATTTTGTACTACGTAAGCTGCATCCGACGCAGGAATCGGTTCCGCAATTGGAGCTGTTTGTATGTATCCTAAACCGTAAAATGTTGCTATATATAGATAATTATCTTGACATGTAACAACAACTTGCACACGATCTGATGATATTGCGGGATTATATATAACACTGACAGCAAACATATGTTCTTTTGCGTGCTCAGTCAAATTGTCCAACGGAGAAGCTGTGACAGCACCACTGTTCAGAACATTTTGAATTGATATTGCCAGATCATCCAATGTATAATTTGTACTTTTTGGAGTTAAAAATACATCAAATATGGTACCTGATTGTGGTGTTAGTTGTTGAATTTGCGCATTATTGTTTGTATTATCTAACAAGGAAAATTGGATGTGATTATTGTTGATATCAATATTGACAAAATATTCATCATTATTCACAATAGGAATTCCATCTGTGTCGGTAACTACTGGATATGGATAAAATATATATTTTAAATGGTATGTACTACCTGTTGTGAATATTGATCCGATTGTAGTTGTTGATTGAGCAGTATCCGTGATGGGTTGTTCTCGTGCTGCTGAACTAATTGTTACATATGATTTTGTTTCCTTTAAATATCGGGTTTTATCTATTTCATCCTGTGTACCATTTTCTGTGACAGCATTTGTCAACAATAAATCATCAACTGGTATATCTTCCTCAACTACAGCATCACTAGTACCGATCAGTACCTGTTTATTTTTTGTGTCAAGATATTCATTCATAGCAAATCTTCTCAATTCGTTAGCTACACCTAATGTATCATTAGGTGGCGTAATTCTAGTAGTGTATTTGTTGTTTTGTGAGAAATCTTCTTCCATAATATCTATTATATATAATAGATATCCAGAAGTAATTTTATGTACATTGAACCAAAGTATATTATTGATAGGTAAAATGTGTTTATTTATCCTTCTTAATAGGTAAAATGTGTTTATTTATCCTTCTTAATAGAAATGGCAATTTTTGTGGGTTTCTCAGTTAATGTTCCATGTTTGGATGTGATATTGACTGATATTTTTTTCTTCAAATGTTTGGGCAATCTCACCGTTCCTTGTGGAGTCTCGAGAATTTCTGCATATGCCTTATTCCAGTCTTTTTCAAATTGAATCATTTGTTTCTTGACATCACCTAGATCACTGGACCACATTTGTTGAATACTTGATCCCCTCAATTCATTGAGTTTAGCTTGTATCGAATCTTTTTCTTTTTGTAATTTTTCAATCTGTTCAATAATTACCGAATTGATCGGCATTTTTAGCAAGTAATCATAATTAACCTTGATTTCCTCCTCATCATCTTCATCATGATCCGTCGTATGAATCTTTTTCTTATGAACTGTCGCAAATTTCGCGAACTCATATTTTTCTAATAGTTGTATGCTCTCAGCTTTTCTCTTCTTCTGAAGCTTCAATTCATGTGAATCATCATTCATGTAGGTAATAAATCGTATTTTTTCATTAATTTTGAGCAAATTCTTTTCCCATTCAATAATCAGATAATTTTTCCTGTCAGTGTAATAATTAAGACGAACATTACAATATTCCGTTAAAATATCTTCAGGATTGATATATTTAGTCATTATACCTTGGGCATTAAATAAGTTCATATTTGAAGTGGTAATACTATTACTCAACTTGAATTGTTTCTCGAATGTATCAGTGTCTGACAATAATTCATCCAACTGTTGTTCACTCTGGAAGTGCATCACACAATTAATTGTTTTATCACCAATCAAAATTTCTGCATCAGATAATATCTGTTTTCCTCTGAGTTTGTCATCAGTCACTGATTCATCAACAATCAGCGATTCAATATAATTTTTATATTGCATAAACGAGATCGATTGAGTTGGACTACCTACAGGGATTTCGGTGACTTCAACTGTTGTAGGACTTGTTCTCCTATAAACGCCCGTCACTTTATATTTCTGATGTAATGTTTTCACAATTGTACCACGGAAACCACGATACCATGGTTGCATTTCATCCAATGGTTCACTTTTTAGATATCGTTCAACATTAGTGATTACATCTTTGGGATCATAACAAGGTACTTCAGTGCTCCAACCAGTCCCAATGCCTCTTGCCCCATTAATTAGTACCATTGGTATAGTTGGGACATAATAAACTGGCTCAATTACGGTTCCATCGTCATCCAAATAATGATAAAGATTTTCATCAACACTATTGAAAATCATTCGAGTGAGTGGATTAATGTTCGTCTGAATATACCTCGGAGCCCCTGAATCTTTACCGATACCTTTTTCGGTGGCACCATCAACACCAATTCTGCTACCAAACTGACCCTTCGGTAATAATAGGTTGATGTTATTGGATCCAGTGAAATCTTGTGCCATTCCAATAATAGTGTCGTGCAGACTTTGTTCACCATGGTGATATGATGTTAATGTTGAGACTTCACCTGCGAAATCATTGACCTTAATATCTTTTTTAGATCTTCTACGAAGTATAGCGTAGAGTACCTTCCGTTGACTCGGTTTGAGACCATCCATTAGATTGGGAATGCTCCTGATATTGTCGTCTACCGAGAAGTCGATTAATTTCTCATTGATGAAGTCATAATAACTCATAATTGGCAGTTTATGTAAATCCAAATCAATCTGTCCCAATGCTTTGAGTTTGAGGTATGCTGTAATCCATCCCTTACGATAATCAGCATTCTTTTTGGAGAAAGCCAATTCAATGGCTAAGTCGCATGGATGCCGACCAGAGCTCTGATAATAATTCTTGAAAGATTCAAGATTAGTCATCATACTCACATCAGTATAATGACTAACTAAATCTAGATTATCATCTTGATCCTCTGTCTCAAGATCATCAGTATCTTCTTTTTCATCAACTGTGTTCTCTTGTTCTTCCTTTTCTTTTTCCTCCTGTTCTTGCTTTTTATGTTCCATTCGTGATAGATCATTCCAGGAATATTTCTGAAGTTTCATATTTCTGAACAGTTCTTTAGCTTCTGTCGGATCATGTGTGGCTAATCCTTTGTAATATTTGATACTCCATGCACCAATTGTCTGTTCATTATCACGTTTCCATTGTTCATATTCGAATAATGAATAGAAACTGCTAACTTTTTGAGAAGCATTATGAGTAGCTTTAACGATCGGTGTTAGTAGAGAGCAGAAGTATCCGTCAATTTTTAAGAGACTGGGCCAAAATTCATGGAATAAGTTGAAGCCTAAACCCTTAATGTGATCACCATCCACATCAGCATCCGTCATAAGAATTACACGTCCATATCGTAAACTGTTGGTTGATGCAGAATAGTCAGAACCTTGCTGTAAACCGAGAATTTTCTTCAATTCAATGAACTCTCTGTTTTCTTCAATGGTTTCTAATTTACTATCTTTGGGATTAACAATCTTACCCCGGAGAGGCATAAGACCATAATGTTTCCTTTCTTCATCGGATAGTGCCGTCAATCCACCACACGCCATTGATTTAGCTGAATCACCTTCGGTTAAAATCAAAACACAATTTTTAGACTCCTTTCTGTCCCCTGCATAGATGGCATCAATTGCCTTTGGATTTTTCACTCTTTTCACTTTTTTACCATCACTTTTCTTCATACCCTTACCTACCTTGAACTCTGATAAGCGAACGGCTTTCTCAAGAATGCCTACTTTAGCTTGAGCCAACTTAACGATGAAATCCTCATCAACATCACATTTGGACCGGAAGTCTTGAATATTATCGATGAAGTATTCTTTCGTCTGTGTGTCGAAACGTGGGTTAACCATCGTAGCATTAATGAACAACCACATGTTATCCTTGACACTCTTTTGACTAATATTTTTCATCCCTTTCTTGTTTTCAACTGCATATTTCTGCAACCGACCTGAAATAATATTGGCTGCATGATCGACGTGCTTGCCCCCACGATAAGTACAAATACCATTAATGAATGATACGTGCTCGAAGCTATTATCAGGGCTTGCACACACAGCTATTTCCCAATCTGGATTGACGGTGGAATAAATTCTTTTACATTGACCCCGAGATCCAATGTATAAATCAACATAGCGTTCGAATGTTTTCACACTTAGTTTGTCACCATTATAATAAACAGTGACATCTTTGGAAGTACACGCAGCCAGATCATATGCTCTTTTACGCATCAGTTGAACAGTATCATTATCGGTCAAATGTTTGAGTCCAAATCTTTTTAAATCTGGTCGAAATGAGATCTGTGTATAAGGATTACCTCTACATTTAACAATGGTTGGTTCTTCTCTTGTTGACATATTATCAGTGAATCGTTGAGTATACTTCAAACCACGTGAAGCATCAACAGTTTCAATAATAAATTCAGTTGACAACACATTGATTAATTTGGCGCCATAACCATTTTGACCACCAACTATTTTCTTTTCGTTTTGGTCAAAATTAGTTCCGCTCAGCAAATTACCAAAAATTAGCTCTGGGACATACATATTTTCTTTACTGTGCCAAGCTACATCAATACCATCACCATCATTTTTAAAGATGATCTGATTATTATCAACATCGACAGTGATCTCCATTGTTTTTACTGGACGATATGTCCTATCGGTCTCGATTTTCGGATCACTCGCGAGTTTACTCGCAATAATTTTTGCTTGTCTCTCAATATAATCAACCATCCTCACATGATGGTCTCGCATATTGACTAAACCTTCATCATACAATTTATAGAGTCCAGGCACGAAGGTAATTTTCTTCTTGACCATCTGTGATGTCTCTTCATCATAGACAAACATTTCATCTTCTGTCGACTTAATTGATCCCACATACATTTCAGGTTTCAATAAGACATGTTCCAGATGTTTTAGTTTTTTATACTTATCCTCGATAACACTTGATGTTTCATCAGGATCATCCGGTTCGGATTGTTTTTTGGCACGTTTCACAGAAATTGTTGTCTTTGGTTTGATAGATTCATCATCTAAATCAGAGTCAACTTTACGTTTTATAGTGATACTTGGCTTTACCTTAATACCAATCTTTTCCATTGATGATATAATATGGATAAGGTGATCCGCTATCTTATCCATATATTTATTTCAATTTTTTGAAAATCAAATCACATGTCCAGAATTAATTTATTGATCAATATCCCAGACCACTTTTACTTGGACTGGAAAAGCTGCATAATAATAATAGAAAAGATATGACTGTGTGGGGTGTAAATTAATTTTTGATAGTTGACCTTATTAACACAGTTTGTATCTTGCTTCATTTATATTTTAATTTGCTCAAGATACATAACATATGGTTGATAAAATTATTCAGAAAATGGGAATATATATTCTATATTTGAATCAGCTTTACCGTAATGGGAAAAAATGAAACAATATGTCTGTCATCTATGTAAAAATGATTGTACTAATGGTCTGGTACTCAACAGTATTTTTATTGCAATACATGTGCATCAAACAAATTCGATTTTAAAGTGACACTCACACTCGATAATATTTTTGAACAAACGCAAAAATATTGTCAAAAATGTTTTAGAAAAGTCGGACTTCACTGTGACTACCATAAAGATTATGGATCAATTTGTGATAACTGTCGTCATTATGGGGGGTCCTAATGGCAATTATTTATGTGATTAAATCAGATACTAATTTGTTAAAATTATCTAATTTTAACAAATCACACATACATACATACCTTTGAAAACTGTCTTTTGTGTGAACCAATTTGACAATCCACAAAATAAGTGATATGATATATAGATATGGATTGGTATGACACATTAAAGAAATCTCCTTGGACACCTCCAAAGTACGTTTTTACTTTGATTTGGCCACTTTTGTATTTGTTAATGTTTGTAGGGTTTATAAGGGTATTAAAAACAACTAATAATATAATTGTTGTTGTGTTCTTCATTATGCAGATATTATTAAATATCAGTTGGCCAACAATCTTTTTCGACTATCATAATATTCACTTGTCATTTATTATTATTGTTATGTTACTAATATGCGTCATTATTATGACACATAGTTTTTATCTGCATGATCATGTAGCAGGTTTAATCCAAATTCCTTACATTCTATGGTTATGTCTCGCAACTTATCTAAATTGGTATATATTAAAACACAATAATTGATGCCCGGTCCTCTTATAATTTCAAATATATACGTTGTTCTTTTCTGGTTAGTTTTGACAAGGGATCTCCGATTGTATATTCAGGATAATAACGATGCACAAAATAAAGTGTTTGTTTTAATAAATCATTGTTACAAGTGCCTTAAAAAAGGCACGGTTCATTATTTGATTGTTTATGAAAAGGATTAATGCGATGTAGCCATCGCTCGAATCGATTATAATATATGCATTCAGAACATTGACAAAACTTCACATATCGTGGTAATTCTCTCCAGTATAGAATTTGATTGGCAACAATGTATAATCTTCGTTCAACTCTCTTATCTTTACTAATAATTCGAATATAGACTAAATCATAAAAATAAGGGAGCAAACCCTGACCGAAATTACGATAGACCACTGTCAGGTTATATTTGATCTCATCTGGGGTATAATATAATTTTGTTGGATCATAGATCTCGTAAAAATCTTTATAACGGAACATTTCCTCTTCATCAAATTCCGTTTCATTAACATCAAACCACCTATCCTTTAGGTGCCTGACATTTAATACCATATCCTCTCGTGTATATTTAACCTTCATCATAAACATTCAAATTATGATATAGATGGATTATAATTATATTTATTCCCAATCAATTTTCACATACTTAACTGTGACCGTTAATTCCCAAGACAAATTTCAATATAAAAGTTTGGAGTTGTTGAACAATATTAATTTGTCAAATGTGCATATTTTTGTCATAGTGGACAGAAGAACATAACACATGATAATATACTTGTCCACCGTGACCACTTGTATTGACACCTTCTTCAACTGCAATCATTGGCGTTATCATTGCTCTATTTCCATTTTTAGTAATTACCCAATCTGAACTGTATGTCACGGTTGAGATATTAGCAAGTGCAAATTCGACCGTAAATTTTTCTAACAAAAATTGTGCATATTTTCTCGAAATTAAGTACATTTGTGTGCCCCATATATCTGAAGGGTATTTATGTACCATAAAGTCTTTTGTCCGACCAATGACCGGGAAGTGTTCTCTATGTAAACAGGTTGCCATATCGATCTTAAATGGTAATAAATACCCTAACATCAAGACATCCAATTTTAGTTGATCAAACATTGGTTGAATTTGTTTGACAACATTGTCAAAATCTTTTGATATATAAATATCATCTTCACAAACAATACAATAATCACCAGAATCTGGTTTTTCATAGAAATCTCGAATAGAATCCAGATGTTGTAACATAATTCCCCAGATTTTTTTGCATGTATCTGGTGCTATTGTTAAGCGTTGATCGGTATCATCGACACCGGGAACAAACCGTGGAACGATTCCAAACGTTTCAAAACGTTTTATCATACGCTGTTTTCTCTCTTCATTTTTATAATTAACAACATACACTGGTATATTCATACTCTTTATATTGTTATAATGATGATTTCATTTTAAATATTTGATAAAATTCATGTATAATTTTATCAATTGTGTGATGTATCATACTCATATTTAATAAACCATAATAGGGTGTCCAGAAATACAACATTGGTAAAAAAATTCAAAAGTGAATTACTATTCTTTCCAGTAAATCATTTTGAGTCATATCTATCAATGTAGTATCTGATTATTTTAAAAATAAATATTTTATTAT